TTCTTTGATAAGTTGGTATTACTAATACTTGTAGAAGTCTCTAGCGCAGATAGAGCTACGGTCATATTATCATCCGTGGTTATAACTGTAGAGGCGGGTGAAGGAGGTCCTTCTTCTCCGTACGCAGATACAAAAGTGTATACGTACGAGGTTTCGTAGTCTAGTTCAGCGTCCGAATTACCACCCAAAGCAACTCCATTAGCTACCGAAGCACTATTACCTGTGCCAGTTGCAGCAGCAGATAGTTCTACTGTTAAAGTAGAAACTGTAGGCGCTGTCTTTATTTTATAAGTACCGTTTATATTTGCAGCTGTAACACCTTGGGTAGTTACAAAACCAGCTAGTGTTAAGTATTCACCTGCCGTAACACCATGCGCAGCTGCAGATCCGCTAGTAGAAGTGGTAATTGTTATAGTAGAGCTCTCGTTAACAAAAGCAATAACAGCATCGAATTGAGTTTGCCCTACTGCAGCTACTGTTGGGGCGGCTGTAGGAGCCGGAATACCTAACCTATAAGCAGCATTCGGGTATACAGAACCACCTATTATGTGGGAGTTCCTACCCATTTTAGGGAAAGATTGACCTGACCAATATAACGTGTCGTTATTGTCCCCGGGTATCGGTCCACGTACGACGTTTACATCTTCATCGAATTGAACCCAACGTTCAGGGCTGTCTGTATATTTAAAAATGCTTTGTCTAGAAGAGTTAGAGAGAGTAAGAGTATCAGAATTGTCTGTAATAGGTACTAGACGCCCGCTTTCAAGGTTTACGTCATTAGCTACTGTAGCTAATTCATCCCTTAAGAGTCTTGGAGAAAGCCTTGGGGCAAGTCCTCCAAAGGTTTTGAGTTTAATATATGCCATTTTTTCATTATATACTATTAAGAACCATTTCTTGTAGTTCTAGACTCCTTCTTCCAACCTGTTTAAACCACCTACTGTCTTCCATTTCAATAGACATTTGCTTCCAGTCATGTTCTCTACAAGCTTTTAGCATGTTCTTAAACTTAGAAAGTCTAGTTCCTCCTAGATTAAAACACATATTTACAAGGACGTGTTGAATATCTTGGGGTAAATTATAAAAGCCTTCTTCCGTACCAAATACATGAATTGCTTCAGCTAAGTGCTTGTTAAAATCATCTTCGTAGTAAAGGTCTACTACCTCTTGAGATACTTTAGTACCAACTTCCCAGTCATATTCTGGGTCGTTTGGTTGGCATAGATGACCTATGCCTAAAGTTTTATAGCCTAGGCTATCTTTGTATATTTCTAAAACTTCGCCTTCATGGCGTTTAATCTCAGCCTTACACCTTTCTATATCCATAGGTTTAGGAGAAGAACCTATCAAACCCCGAAGCGACCGCAATAAGTACATATAACCCCACTATAAGTCTAGTAAATTTAGTATCCATAGCATCAAACTTTTTATCACCTTTCTCTAATCTCTGTTCTATATTTTCATATCTAATAGCGCACTCTCTTTCGTGCGCTTCGAGTTTAGTTATTGTTTCTTTGTTTGATGGCATAAGTCTAAATAGTTTAGTTAACAGAAACCTCATCTTCAGCTTCTATAGAATCTTCTAGTACAACTTGTTCTTTCTCAAGGGGTTTTACTTTATCTTCTTTTATAGCTTCTTTTAGGCCTTCTGTGATAATTGTTTGAGCAGCTTGGCATTTTTTGATTTGGTAAGAAAGATCGTTTAGTTCGTTTTGTATACGAAACAACGTATTAAATTCGTTAGCCACTCTTGGCGTCAAGTCTTGTACGTTATAGTCATCCCCATCAAAGTTAATGTTTTGTGGTGCTTGTTGTTGGTTATTCTGTTCCATGGTAATAATTACTCCTTAATTAAGTTAGTCTAAAATATTATAACTAATCAACTAAATTAGTCCACATATAATTTTCTGCTGCTTCTAGTGTTGTAAAAGTTTGTATATCTTCCTCAGTGTTATTATCTACTATAGTAAAGGTAGTCTCATCATGTTGTTGAATAACATAAGGAACATTGGTTATAGGTCCCAGGCTCATTATAAACCTCCTCCGCCAGGTCCCGCCGTTCCTCTTGTCGCACTTAGAGATATGTTTTTAGATCCACTGTTATAACCACTTGAACTTGGGTAATAGGTACCGCTTAAGGAAGCTCTCATATAAAAAGTCGCACTGCCACTCAATGATCTGGTTCCGCTACCAGAGCTAACAGTAACTTTCCATTGAAAGAAGGGACTGTAGGAAGAAGTGCTTACAGTTGCCCAGGTTCCTGATGAGGGAGCTCCTCCAGTAGGATTTTCTACACTACCTACAGTTCCTGAAGAGCTGACACTATAAACAGCCTTACATTCAAAAGTAGCACTGTCTAATCCTGTGTACCCCTGATAAGCGTATGAAAATGTTTGTGCTGTACCTGAGTCATAAGTAGAGAATCTATGCTCCAGTCTATCGTTAGCAGTATCTACCTTCTGGGCATAAGTACAGCCTACTTGTGCATAAAAGGAAGAGGTAAAGCTTTTAAAACCCCATGGATCTGGAGCGGTAGCTAGGCCTGATAAAGGCCAAGTGTCTAAAGATGCGGCTGATGCGTTCCTAAATTCGCCAATAGATATAGTGCTACCGCTTGTTGTATTAATGCCATTACCACCATCATAGGTGGAATCTGGTGCTCCTATACCTCTAACATCCGTATCATTTAAAGATACAGTGGTGCCAGATGTTCCGCCAACTTCTACATGAATAGCGTTTAAACTAATACTAGTTGTTGGTAGCGGCATTTATTTATGACCAGATTGCATCACATACTGATATTACTAAGGCATCTTCGCCAGAATAATCTGTATCACTAACAACAGGGTTCTCTGGGTCTGAATTATCAGTAACAGTTTTGTTTAGGTGTTTTACTTGCGTCTGCACCACAGGTAATTCATCATCTTCTGAATCATCAAAAGTATTTTCATATATCACCATTACTCTTGGATCTTCATCTCCAGGGTATACTTCAAGCCGGTGTAAGGCACGGGTCTTTTCAATAGCCATTATTTTTCTCCTTTTAAGTTATTGATTTCATTTTTTAGTGACTCTATTTGTTCTTGTTGTTCCTTAACAGCTTCAATTAATATTGCTGTTAAATGTTCATATCTTACACCATAAGTGTGTTTAAGTGGGTCATCGTCTTCTGCTTTAAAGTCTTCTTGTTCATAAACTGCAAGTTTTAAAATATCATCTTTTAACAAGTCTTGAGCGATAACACCCATTAGTCTTTCATCTTCTGATTTCTTTTTATAATTAAAAGTAACACCTTTAATTTTTTCTAATCTTTCAATAGGTTTATCTATTTGCTCTATATTTTCTTTTTGTCTTATATCTGAAACTGTTCCATAAGCAGTGATATTACCTTCTGCTTTTATGTCACCATTAGTGTTTAATAGGATTGCATAGTTAGCTGCGGTTGATTCAGTTCCAGTTGAAGGGGCTCCAACATAAAAAGGATTTATTCCTGCTGTAGTTATACTTTGTCCTGAAAAAAATCTACAAGCCTGTCCACTTGACCTTACATCAAATATAGAGCCTGTAGTTGGGTTTGTACCTGTTCTTAAAGTTATACCTGCACCGTTTGCATTTGAGTTACCATTATTTTCAAAGTAAACATCACCACGACCAACATTAAAAGTAGTTGTACCGCCTGAAGAACTATTACCAAGAATTGCAGAAATATTGGTTAGCTGTCTTGAGGAATCTATTACAGTTGTTCCTGCATTAACTGAACCTATTTTTACTGATTTACATATAGGGTGTCCGCCCTGAATAACAATACCGTAACCAGCATTATCTGAACCATGATAATAAGCTGCTCCATTCACACCTTGTACCATTGGGACACCATTAAAGCCATTGTAAAGTGTTTGAGTATTAGCTGGAGAACCATATGAAACTGCTGTTACAGCACGACCTGAACTTATTACTGTATCGCCAGTAATCTGTATACTACCTGCGGATAGATACTGATCTCCACCATTTGGTCCAATCCTAACACCGTTACCACTATAATAACAAAGCTCTAATGGGTCGTTTACATTTCCTGAATCAACGGTATCAAATCTTGCACTTGCACCGTTAACAATACCAACACCATAAGTAGTTCCATTATTAATATACAATTTAGGAGCAGTAATATTTCCTGCAAAAGTAGCGTTACCTGAAGAATTAATTGCAAGAGCTTCAGGATGGTCTGGATTACCAATTCTTAGTCTATCTCCCGCAGCGTTTTCTATTGTATAGGTTCTTGCAGTACTTGTAGTACCAGTCGAACTCGTATCAAAAACAATAGCAGACCGAGTGCTTGCTGTTTTGCCTATCCTTACTGTAGATGCTGTTGCTGTGGTTGTTGCTATAAGGTGACTATCACTTCCAGTAATTTGTAGATAACCGTTATTTATTGCAGTTCTATTATTATTTACTTCAAGTCTTTCACTACCTCCAGTAACAACTCGCCACTGATCGGCTGCATGGAATTGCATATAGGTATTCGTATCGCCTGTAGAAATAATTTGGTCATCAAGATTTATACTTGGAAAAGTTCCTACTCTTGTACTGCTTATAACCTCATTAACACCAACACTATAAGATGTAGCAAAAGCGTTAGCACTAGCATCAAATACTTTAGTACCTGCGGTAAGATCTAAACCTGTTCCATTTGCAGGTGCACCAACACGAATTGTATTATCACTTCCATCAACAAGTAGCCCTATGGAAAATGAAATATCATTACCCGCTGTTCCAGTCGGTGCAGCATTAATTGAAACTGCTCC